CTTGTTAAGGTGGCATATCGCGTCCATGACTTCAGTCTGTCTGGTGTTATTAATGTTCGAGACAGCGGAATTGAACTGACCCAAACAGGCTGGGAGTTTGACACGCGAATTGCCAACGCTGGCATTGTGATTGATGTTGAGCCAGCAGGCGTTTTGACTTGTGACGCATCATCATCTGGTCAGGCGCAATACAGCACAAGCGATGACCTATCTGGTGACGGTACATTTGCCAGCTTCACGGGTTCGTCAGGCTATAGGTCAACATCAGCCAGTCCGTTCCCGTCATCAGATTTGCCCGATGGATGGGGCAGGGCAAGAACGCCAGGGGCAGGTGATGATGGCGCGCTTGGCGATCCTTACAGCATAAGCTTTGATGGCGGATTGAAGATGACCAATCCGGAATCAACTGCTGCTTTTCATTGGCTATACACCGCAGACGGTTCATCACCTGAAGGCGTAATCAGCACACCATTTGTTTCTGGCAAGGTGTACCGCTTGCAGTTTGAAGTGGTCAGCTTGATTGGTGGTGGCATACTGAACGACAGGGGCAGGCTCAGGATGCGCCTGAGTGGTTCTGAGCGCGTTATCTTTGAGATTGATGCAAACAGAGGGCAGATTGATGGCGAATCATTTGTGTCCGATTTCGTGGTGTCTGAAAGCACAGATCAGGGCTTGATCATAGCACTTGAAGGTTATGGGCCAGAGGTGGTCATTCAAAACCTGAAAGCATTTGAAGCTGACGCACCATCAAAAACAACCCTGACTGGAATCACGCTGTCGAATTATGTGAAAGAGGTTGTGTTCAGGGCATCGGAGTCTGTGCAGAACATTAACAATTCAGACATCACAGCCATTGCCGGAACATCGCAAGCACCTTTGGGCTATTACACAGAAAGCCCCGTGACAGCCTTGAGCGTGATGCGCAGGGCTTTGGACTCATACACTGCCGATGTCTTTTCTGATCGTGAAGGCAACATCAGATTTGCACAGTTGCGTGACCCTGCTGAAACGACAACCAGCTTTTTGATTGACCGTGACAGGATGATTGGAACCCCAAGGGTTACAGTGGACACTGCGCCTGGTCTAAGCACTTCGGCCTTGGCGCGTAGAAACAATTACCAATTCCGTGATGGTGACTTTGCAGACAACCTGTCAGCGATACCGCTGGAACTCAGGCAGGCATACACTCAGCGCGCACAGTTCACAGCGCAGGCGGTAATACCAGAGGGATTCCCAAGCATATATGGCCATGCCATTGATGCTGAACCCCTTGACTCAGTGTATGATTTGAAGGTTGATGCTTCCAATGAAATACAGCGGGTCATTGACCTATACAGCCAGCCAAGGTTTATTGTCGAGGTTGAGATTGCGCTTGACCCTGATGAAGCGGTGGAGTTGAACGACATTGTGTTGTTTCAGTATCCGCGCTATGGGTTCAATGAGGGCGTGAACTTTCTGGTGATTGGCGTTGAAGATGTCATTACTGCAAAGCATGGCCGCAGAACTGCTAGACTTACATTGTGGGGATCGACTGGCAAGAACTACACGCCAGCCACGCCACCAGTACCACCCGCTGCTCAACTGTTCTTGGCGACAGAAGGCTCAGTAAATATCGTTACAGAATCCAATGAACTCATAGAGGTTGAATCATGACTGTGAAAATAAGCAATTTACCAGAAGCATCTGACATTTCGTCAGGTGATGTTGTGCCAATTGTTCAAGGCGGTGTCACAAAAAAGTTTAATATTGGCGCAAGCATTGATGAACTTTCTGGCGTCACATCAGTTGCATCGTTTACCTATGACAGCGACACAACATCACCTGCTGGAACTGGAAGCGTTCCACAGGCGGTGCTGGATAATCTTTACGCCAATATCAAGGGATGCACCCTGCTGGACAATGGTTCGGTAAAGTACTATTTAAATGCTTCTGATTGGTCATTAAAAGAGGGCGGTGGCGCTTCTACTTTGACTGGGGCAGACGGTCAGGTAATGGTTGAAATACCAGCGTTCTATTATCGAGTGACCAGAGTTGGAACGCAGACCACATGGCAAATCTCATATCTGCCTTTGTCTGGCTTTTCTCTCCATCCAGCGTTTGTTGTGGATGGTGTGGAAGTATCGCATAGGTACTATGGCGCGTATGATGCTTGCGTATATGATGGAAGCTCATATATCAGCGGAACAAACCTAGATGATGCCACCAGCTTGGTTGATTTGACTGTGGGCACAGGCGACAAGTTGGCGTCTGTAAAGGGCATTTACCCGATGGTGGGTCTGAAAAGGAGCGAGTTCCGCGTCTTGGCTGCCAATCGCGGTTCAAGATGGAGACAGCTAGACTTCCCGCTATGGTGCGCGGTTGGTATGTTGTATGTCGTTGAGTACCAGACATTCTACAGCCAAGACGAGTTAGGCGATGGGAATACCAATAGCAATTATAGTATTGATTCATGGGGCAACGGTTCGACCGATGGAAGCCAGCCAAGCGCAGGGGATGAGCCTGGCACAGCCTATATGAAATACCGTGGCATTGAAAACCAGTTTGGTAACTGCTGGAACTGGTGCGATGCCATCAATGTAAATGTGGGCGGTACTGGTAATGTGCATATTGCAGACGACAACGACCGAGCCAATTACGATGATGATACTAGCTCCGATCACACGCTGGTCACATCGTCATTGACGACTGGATCGGATAACATCGAAGCGTTTCTGCCTGTTGATCCGTACTTTTTGGCTGAAAGCGTTGGCGGTTCGAGCGCCCAATACATCACGGATAGGCACTATGGATCGTCTAGCAGTGACCGCGTTTTCCTTGTCGGTGGTAGCGCGGCTGCTGGCGGCCTTGCGGGTGTGTTCGCTGCGGTTGCGCTTAGTGACTCTGGACTTCGTGGTCGGAGTGTTGGCGGTCGGCTCGCCTACTAGGAGCAAGATGGGTGGTTTGGTTTACGTTTTCCATGTCAGTAGTAACGCGAATAATGGCAGCAATGCAGGTGTGTTCACTGCGAATGCGAATAATGACTCTGGAAATCGTAATCGGAATATTGGCAGTCAGCTCGCTGTTGTGGTTTAACCAAACTATCCAGCCCTTCGGGGCAAACATGGCGACCCAATAACGCTTGGTAGCGTAAGCGAACAGCGTGGGGATCATCAGCGATGAAGCGTCATGGCAATTTGTGGGAAAAGATAATCAGCAAAGACAATCTGCGATATGCGCACTCAATGGCGAAGCGCGGGAAAGGCCACTATTCGTCAGTGCAAAGAATTGAAAGGGATGTTGAGCGATATATTGACGAAGCGCATCATCTGTTGGTCAATAAGCAATTTACGACTGGTGAATATCAAATAGAGGACCGCATGGAAGGCGGGAAGCTGAGGACTATTTACAAGCTGCCCTACTTCCCAGATCGAATAGTGCAACACGCGGCAATGGCAATATGCGGGCCAATATTTAGGCGGTCTTTGATTCGCGATACGTTCCAGTCATTGCCACAGCGCGGGACATCGGACGCAAGGAGAAGAATTAAGCCGATGATTCAGCAATATCCATACGCCCTAAAGATGGATATTCGCAAGTATTACCCATCGGTGCAAAATGAAAGAATGAAAGAAGCGGTCAGGCGAAAGATTAAATGCAAGGACACGCTTTGGTTGCTAGACGATATTATAGACAGCCACAATGGTTTGCCGATTGGCAATCTGACAAGCCAGTATTTTGGAAACGTGTATTTGACCCAGTTTGATTGGTGGGTAAAACAGCATCTTGGCGTTCGTGGCTATTTTAGATACTGCGACGATCTGATATTATTGGGCGACAAAGATCAGTTGATTGATTGGCGGTTGCAAGTAACTGACAAACTCGCAACGCTGGGGCTTGATATAAAGTCATGCTGGCAAATAAAGAACCTAAAGACGCAGGGCGTTGATTTTGTTGGATATGTTTTTTATCACGACAAAACAAGACTTAGACCGTCCATTGTTAAGAACTACAAAGCAAAAGCAAAAAGCGCGATTAAGTCTGGCAGATTGAACGCTATCCAATCGCTTGTAGCGTATAAGGGCTGGATGATGCAGGCTAGTTGCAAAATGCTCTGGAGAAAATATACAACCGCAACGATCCAAAAATATTGTGATAATGTTTTCAAAAAAAACCCACTTAGAGGCAAGATATGAAACGAGCAACAGCACAAGACAAGCAAG